TATCGCCGGTGGGGGTGGTGGAGGTGGAGGTGGAGCTGGACACCAAGGTTCCATTCAATATGGTGGGGGCGGAGGTGGAGGTGGAGAAGGCCTAGGATCCGGTGCAAGAGGTGGTAATAATTCAAATGATGGTTATTTGACTGTTCAGACAGGGCAAGATGGAACTCTTGTTGGTCCAGGTTCTGGTGGATATAATGTTGATGCTAATGGAAATAATACCTATGTCTGGGCCGGTGGAAGAGGTGGTTATTATGGTCAATATGGATTAAATGGAAGTAACGGTAATTTTTCTGTTGATTCAGGATATGGTTATGGTGGTCCACCTGGTGATGCAATTTATGGTTCAAATTTTATAACATTGACCGGAACAGGAACCGTAATTGGCAATCAAACAATCAATTCAGATTTAATACTATCAATCTCTAGTGGTCTAAATCGTATTGCAAGAAATGTTGCCTGTACACCATTTAAACCCATTACTCCATCAGGTGGCCTAGCACCATATAAATTTGAAATAACAAATAGATCTTTACCAACAGGTTTAACATTAAATTCATCAACAGGGTTTATTTCTGGTACACCTACCTCTTATGGTGGACCATTTACATATACGATGAAAGTGACAGATAGTTATGGTGCAACTTTATCAACGAATTTTCAAATAGTCGTTGGTTTGTCACAAGTAACAATTACTGTTGATCCTACTATTAAAAATTTTGTTCAGGGATTAGCTATTACTCCATGGACACCTGTTCTATATTCAAGTGGTGGTCAGACACCTGTAACATATTCAGTATCTCCAGCATTACCTGATGGTCTTACTTTAAATACATCAACAGGTTATATTTCAGGTACTCCAACAGCTTTAATTAACGGAGTGCCTGGAGACCTTGATACAAATGTATGGTTGATAAGTGTAACAGATTCCGGATCCACTGTTGGAGCAGATACACAAACGGTTATTGGTGGATTCTTAATGTCCGTTGTACGATCAACAACACCTATATCACTTACATTTAATATTAGTTCAAACCAGGCAGATTTTAATCTTGCAACATATGCATTTGCAAATGGTTGGAATGGTATTCAGCCTCTACTGGCAACAGTTAATATTAGTGCGGGTGTATATTTTTACGCAACCACAACATCTGGTTACGGATTTAATACTGGTACATTACCAGCTGGTTCAACTGTTACTATTGTTAATAGTGGTTATATTATGGGTAAAGGTGGTAATGGTGGAACTGGAATTGGTAATTTTAATGCATATTATGGATTAACTGGAGTTGCTGCCGGTGATAATGGCGGCGCAGCAATTTCTACAAATCTTGACATAACTATTGATAATCAAAGTGGGTATATTGGCGGCGGTGGTGGAGGTGGTGGATCTGGATTGATAAGTTATACTTATCAAAATCCTACAGATCAAGCGTTTTTTCCTGGAGGTGGTGGTGCTGGTGGTGGAAATGGTGAACGTGGATGGGCCAGTGGCGGTGGTAGTGGATTTACACCTGTACCATATATAACGGTTTTGGCTGGAGGTACTGGTGGTGGTCCTGGACAAGTTGGAGGAACCGGTCAATTTGTTACTGGATATAGAGGTGGCCTGTGGTATCCAGCATCGGCAGGTGGTGGTGGAAGAATTATTCCAGGTACAGGAGGAGCACAAGGTACTGCATATGAAAATGTTGCAACTATTCCATATAGTGGGGGAGGAACAAGTGGAGCTGGTGGTGGTGCCGGTGGCGCTGGTGGTGGATATGCAATTTATAATTTAACCGGATGGCATGGTGCATATGGTGGAGCAGGGGGATCGGCAGGAAATGCTGGTAGTGATGCAGCTGAATATCCTCTAAATGGTTCTTATTATTTAAACCATGCTGGTGGGGGGGGTGGTGGTTGGGGTGCTGCTGGTGGTAGAGCAAAAGCAAATTACGCAACTAGCACTGGATATACAACATATGAATCAGTAGGTGGTGCAGGAGGTGCAGCAGTTCTTCTAAACAATCACAATATTACATGGGTTGGTGGATCTGCATCTTATTCTAGAGTATATGGATCTATTCTTGATCCAACAATATCAGTATCCGCACCCGTTACTTCATTTAGTTTAATTTACAATGAGGTAATAACACCATTTACACCCGTAACAGCATCTGGTGGTACTGCACCTATTGTGTATTCAACATCGGGGTTGCCAACAGGCTTATCATTAAATTCTTCAACAGGTGAAATAACAGGAACACCAACAGTATTAGGGTCAGGTTCATATACAATAACTGCTTCTGAAGCTGGTGGATATTATGCTGTTGCAACAATTTCTATTACTGTTGTTCAACAATTTAATTTTACTGCCACAATAAGTTCATCAACACAAAATTATAATGTCAGAACAGCTGCCCTTGCTGCGGGTTGGGATGGTGTATTAAAATTAGCAGCAACTATTACCATTAATTCTGGTGTATATGTGTGGTCAGACAGCACAGCATCACCTGCATTTACTTCCGGAACACTTCCGACTGGCTCGACAATTACTATTATTAATAACGGTTATATTATGGGTAAGGGGGGTCTTGGTGGTGGATATCCGACAGAAAGTGGTGCTGGTGGTGGTGTTGCCATTAATACTCTATGTAACATAACAGTAAACAATACCAGTGGTTATATTGGTGGAGGCGGTGGAGGTGGTGGTGGTAACTCATCCAACCAAGGGGGGGTTGTTTATCATGCTGGAGGCGGTGGAGCTGGTGGTGGCCAAGGTGGTACAGCATCTTATGTAGGAGCAACAGGAGCAGGAGGTGCAGGTGGTGGTATAGGAGCATCTGGTTCAACCGGTGTTTTGGTATCTTCAATTAACGGTTCCGGTGGTGGTGGTGGTAGAATAATGCCTGGCACAAATACAACAGGACCACCAACAGTCGGGGGCGGTTGGTATGCTGGATATGGAGGAACTGGTGGTGGTACTGGTACAGCAGGAGTAAATGGATATGGTGGCAATGGAGGAACCGGTGGTGGCGGAGGTAATTCTGGGGGCAATGGTCAGGGTGAATTAGGAACTGGCGGAGGAGGCGGTTGGGGTGCTTCTGGAGGATCAAGTGCATCATACTCATTAACGTATACTGGTACACCTGTTCTTGGTTCTGGAGGAGCCGGTGGTAAAGCAATAGCATTAAATGGATATACTTGTACATTAACAAATCCAGGTTCAACAGTATATGGAGCGGTAGCATAAAATGACAACATACTATCAAGTTTTTAATCATCTAAATGGTGAACATCTAAGAGTAAATACTTTAGAAGAAGCCCTAGTAATAAGACAAAATATCATTGATCAAACCCTAGGACATTTTAAAGATTCATTTACTATTTCGAAAGAAGAGGTTATAGATCAAAATACAGGAACCTCAACCTGGTCAGGGGTTGATTTGACCAATTATCCAATAACTCTTTCTAAGTGATCCATAAATATTTTATAATTTAAGAGGAAAAAATGATATACAAAGTGTTTGATATCAATACAAGTCTTTATATTAATTCCAAGACTCTTGAAGAGGCATTGGTTGTACGTCAAGACGTTGTCAATAGATATCTAGAAAAAATGACTCCATTCTTCGGTATTATTGAAGAAACCGAAGTGGATATAGAAGGTAAATTACATACAAGTCACAATAATGTTGACCTATCTGCCTATCCAATTGTCTATAAAAAATAGTATAAATAGTATAAATCATTTTCTGGAAAAATAAATGGCTCAAAGATATTTTAATATAACATACATTAACAGTGCTAATGGTCAACTAGCAATGACCGTTGCAAATACTGGTGTTGTTACATTTGCCAATACAAATTTTAATTTAACATCAACTGCGCAGGTAAGATTTTCTAATACAATCTTTGTGAAGTCTGTTGTTGCTAATAACTCTTTTGGTACAAGTGGACAAGTTTTAAAGTCTGGTGGAACAAACGGTAATACATATTGGGATTACTACCAGACTCTGTATGTTTTGGATAATATTGGTGGCCAATTTGATGGACAAACAACAGCATATAACGTAACTGTTAATGGTGCAAATCTTGTTGTCTCAGATATAAATAATTTGTTCTTAACAGTCGGAAATCAACAATACATTCCTTCTGCTATAGCACCTGATTTAGTAAACATTCCAGAATTTATCTATAGACCCACAAACAGTTATACAATGACTTCTAACTCGACTGCCACTACTATTAAATTCTCTGCGATTCCTACGCCAGGAACCACATTTTATGGTAGAGTAATACCGAGCTCAGTTACAGGTCGTTATACAGCTAGTATTAGTAGTAACAACTATCCTTTTCAGGCAATTGCATTAGCAGCAGGTTAAAATTAGGGAAAAAAAATGGCAAGAAGAGTTATTAGCGAAGTATATTATACATTTACACCGTCAACTAAGACGATTGTAATTCCTAGAGCGATCAATAGAGAAAAAATTATTTTAATCACTGATGTTACAAATAACATCGTTCTTTATAATTTCAGTGATCCATCAATTCCATTTGCAAGTTTTACAAACGCAAATAATACAACAACCATTGTTCTTGGTTATAATACTGCAACAACGGCATTTAGTACAACTGATAAATTGCAGATCTTGATCGACGAAGATCAGGCATTTAAACCATCCGAAGAAATGATGGATGCTGTTGGTAAACTAAGAACATCCTCTCCACAGGCTCTTATTGATACTGACTTTGAATACGGTCTTCAACCAACAAAGTGGGAACAGCTCTCTCTAATCAATTATCGCCCATCTTTCTATTATAACGTTGCAAATACATATACTATTTCAAATCTACAGGCAGTAAACGGTTCACGTACAATTACAGCAAACGTATCAGGTGCAATTACAGGTACTATTGCAGCAGGTACTCCTGTGTTCATTCAGGATGCAACTTTTGGTGGTGCAACTGGTCTATATGTTGTTGATTCTATTGTAAGTTCTGGTGGTGGTGCGAACGCATTCTTGTATACTGCACGTTTCCCATATACAGGAACAACTGGATCAATTTATGATTCAAATAACACAACCGTTTATATTGGCACTGCATTTACCGCAAACGGAACAACAATTCCTATTTCAACAAATACCATTGCCGGTGCAAATATTACATTCTCAACTACATATGCACATGGTCTTGCAGTAGGAAATGAAATTGCCATTACTGGTGTAACTGGAACAAACCCACCAAATGGTTCATGGGTTGTTCAAACAGTTGATTCACAAAATACATTTACCATTGGTGTAACAACTGGTACTGCATCTGGTATTAGTGGTGGATCACTTTATGTTAGACCACAAGGACTTGCATTGCACCGTGCTTATGATGGTGGTGTTAAGTTCTCCACTTATGCATATTCTCATAATCAACAGTTCATCCGTCAGACACGTAGATACTTCCGTTACCAATCAGGTAAGGGTATCCAGATGTCAACAGGTACTGTTATTAAGCCTTCTATTCTTCCAGACGCAATTACATCATCTGCAGCATTAGTTACAGTACTATGTAAAGAGCCGCATAACCTATCTCCTGGTAACCAGGTTGCTATTGCTGGATGTAATGAAACCGCATATAATGGAACATTTACTGTAACAAACGTAAAAGATCCATTTACATTCTATTATACAGCTTTAACAACACCATCAGCCACAACAGCTTCTGGTAACTATACAGTATCAGTAACCAACTGGTATGGTGCAAGAGTGCGTGTTGGTCTATTTGATGATCAAAATGGTATTTTCTTTGAGCATGATGGTCAAACACTTTACGCTGTTCGTCGTACCTCAACATACCAAATTGCCGGTTATGTTAACGTAACAAATGGTCAGACAACTGTTACAGGTATGTCTTCCTCGGCATCACCAAATGGTTCTACAACACTATTTTCAAAACAACTATCACCAGGAGACTTTATTGTTATTCGTGGTATGTCATATCGTGTATTAACAATTGATTCTGATACATCACTTCAGATTTCACCTGCCTATCGTGGAACAACTGTGGCCGCACCACAGGCTGCTGTAGTATCAAGAACAGTTGAGACACGTATTGCACAATCTGCATGGAATATTGATCGTTGTGATGGGACAGGAGCATCAGGATTCAACCTTGATCTAACCAAGATGCAAATGTTCTATATGGACTATTCATGGTATGGTGCAGGTATCATTCGTTGGGGTTTCAGATCAGTCGATGGTAATATTGTATATTGTCACAAAATGACAAATAACAATGTTAACTACATTGCGTATATGAGATCAGGTAACCTTCCTGCACGTTATGAAGTTAATACTTTCCCACCAATTACAACAACATCTGCAACTGTTGCAACAACAGATACCGTAGTAACTGTAAGTGATACTTCATTGTTCCCTTCAAACGGTACAATTATCATTAAGAGGGCAGGTGCACAAGAAGCTATTAACTATACTGGTAAATCAAATACAACATTTACTGGTCTTACACGTGCTCAGGCAGGTGGTGCAAAGACTGTTACAGCAACAGCAGGCAATAATACAGTAACAGCAACCGATACATCTGGTATTCAGATCGGTCAATATGTTACAGGTACCTATATTCCTTATGGTGCACAGGTTGTTTCATTTATCAACAACACATCAGTAACACTAAATTATGCTGCGGTTGGTGCTGGTGGTTCAACAACCGCAACATTCTATCCTTTGGCAAAGGCTGCAGCTCAGACATTTACATTCTCAGACACTTCACCAACAGCTGTTGAACTGTATGCTCCTACTTATTCTCCGACAATTTCTCACTGGGGTACCTCAGTAATGATGGATGGTAGATATGACGATGATAAATCATTCGTGTTTACTCGCGGTATGCCAACAGCACAGACTGTTACAACAGGTACACCAACAGTTGCACTTATGTCAATTCGTATTGCTCCTTCTGTATCTAACGGTATTGGTGGATCATTGGTTGGAACACGTGAATTGATCAACAGAATGCAGATGATTCTTCGTCAGTTGGATCTTTCAACTAACGGTAACTTCTTAATCTCACTTGTTCTTAATGGTCTACCATCTGATTCTACTGCATGGGTCAACCAGGGTGGTTCTTCACTTGCACAATATTGCCTACATTCAAGTGGCACTACAATCTCAGGTGGTGAAAATATCTACGGATTCTTCACTAACTCTGCCGGTGGTTCAAACTTTACATCAACATCAGAAGCACTTAACTTGGTTCGTGATCTTGGTTCAAGTATCAATGGTGGTGGTTATAGTACTGCTGTCAATACCGGTCTATATCCTGATGGACCAGATCGTGTTACCGTTGTGGCAACCAACCTTGGTGCGGCATCAGCAAACGTATTTGCTCGTATAGCCTGGACAGAAGCTCAGGCTTAATTCTCCAAAAATAATAACATTTACAGCGGCTTCGGCCGCTGTTTTTGTTTGTAATAAATAATAAAAATGGAGGTTTAAATAATGGCTGTCCCAACTACCAGAGCAGAATTTAAAGCCTATTGCCTTAGAAAATTGGGTGATGGTGTAATAGAAATCAACGTATCAAGTGACCAGATTGATGATCGTGTAGACGAGGCATTAAAATATTACTGGGATTATCACTTTGATGGTATGGAAAAGATCTTTTATAAACACGTTTGGCAAGAAAATGATTTCCCTGATAAATTGAAGGAGATAGTAATTGTTAATGGTGGATCCGGCTATTCAAACAATGATACTATTACCATTTCAGCTGCAACAGGAGATACTCAGGGAAATGGTGCAACAGCAACACTCCGCACAAATGCAAATGGAACGATTACTAGTGTTACCGTTACAGGTATTGGTATCGATTACCGTCTTGACCCTGTGGTAACAGTTAATACATCAGGCGGAACAGGTGCTGATCTAAGAGCCTATAAGGGTGGTTATGTTACTGTTCCTGAGAATATTGCAGGAATGATAAACATTTTTGCTCTTGGTGATTACGTTGCAACAAACAATCTATTCAATATTAGATATCAGATTGCATTGAATGATTTGTATACACTTTCATATCAATCAATGGTTCCTTATTATATGGCATTCCAACACATTCAGTTACTAGAACAATTGCTTGTTGGACAACAACCAATCAGATATAATCGTCATACCAATAGACTTTATATTGACGTAAATTGGGATAAAGTTGATGTTGGAACATATTTGGTCGTTGAAGCATATCAGGTAATTGATCCCAATGTATATCCCAAAATCTGGGGTGATCGTTGGTTGCAGCGTTATTGTTCTCAGCTTATTAAGAAGCAATGGGGATCTAACCTTACCAAGTTTGCTGGTATGGTAATGCCTGGCGGATTACAATTCAACGGTGAAAAAATCTATGATGATGCTGAACGTGAGATTGAAAAATTAGAAGAAGAAATGAGTGCAAGTTATTCATTGCCTGCTTATGACATGATAGGTTAAAATGACAACCAATCAGTATTTTAATCAGTATTCAACCACAACTGAGCAGAATCTTTTAGAAAGTCTAATCATAGAATCTATTAAGATCTATGGTATTGACATGTATTTTCTTCCAAGAACAACCATCAATCGTGATGATGTTTTTAGAGAAGGTGCAACATATGAATACAATTCAGCCTATGCTCTAGAGACATATGTAAAGGATGTAAATGGATTTACTGGTGACGGTGAGTTCTTATCTAAATTTGGTCTTGAGGTAAGAGATCAGATCGTGTTTACAGTTGCTCAGTCTAGGTGGGCAAATGCTGTTGCGACAGATACAGGTCAGATAAGACCATCAGAAGGTGATTGCATCTACTTTCCCTTTACAGAATCTATATTTCAAATTAAGTACGTCGATATTAAACCTGTATTCTTTCAATTAGGAAAGTTACAGACATATGAAATGACCTGTGAACTATTTGAATATAATAATGAATCATTTAATACTGGTATTACTGGGATTGATAACACATACAATGGACTAAGTCTCGTTGAAGAAAATTATCAACTATTGTCATCATCAAACAATGTAATCTTAACAGAAAATGGTGGATTCTTAGTACTAGAGACTTATAAAGTTGATGTGATTGATAACCAGGCACAAAATGAAATATTTGATCAGCAGGCCATAGAATTCTTAGACTTTACCGAAAGAGATCCGTTTAGTGAAGGGGTAAGATTCTAATGTTATCAATTCCTTTTTATCATTCTTTATTAAAAAAATACGTTATTATATTTGGTTCGCTTTTTAATAATATCAGAATTGAAAAATTAGATGCCAGTGGTAATGTAATTCATACACTAAAGGTTCCTATTGCATATGGACCTAGAGAAAAATTCTTGGCTCGCGTCGAGGCAAACCCAACAGGAAATGAAAAAAATTCAGTGACATTGCCTCGCATGGGATTTGAAATTACAAATATTTCATATGCCAATGAGCGTAAATTACAGACCATTCAAACAGTAATGACACAGAATAGTATTAATGGTAACAGTGTGTATAAGAAAGCCTATACACCCGTTCCTTATGATATTAATTTTGCTCTGCACATTATGGTAAAACAGACTGATGATGGAACAAGAATAATTGAACAAATACTTCCATACTTTACTCCTGAATGGACAATTTCTGCAAAATTGTTAGCAGATTTTGATCAGATGACTGATATTCCAATTATTATCGGACAAATTCAAATTGATGATTCATATGAAGGTGAATTTACTCAAAGACGTTCATTGACCTATACAATCAATTTTACTATGAAAGCTTATTTGTATGGTCCTGTATCACAACAAAAAATTATTAAATTTACAGATGTTAATCTTATTAATCCTGTATCTATTGATCAACTAGATGCTAATACTGGTGTGTTGGTAAGTAATGTTGTTCAACCTGGTCTTGATGCAAATGGTAATCCGACAACAGTATTAACAGATTCAATACCATACTCTCAGATTAATGAGACTGATCCATATGGTATTATAAAAGTAATAACAGATCTTCCAAATGGTTAAGAATGTGAATAAAATTATTGGAACTTCTTTAGGTGTTATTGTTGAAGATGAGAAGGAAGTTGAAATAATGGAACCTGTAAAAAAAGTGGTTGCTCCTCAACAAAACAATGATTATGAATATGCAAGAAGAAACCTTTACGATGTTATTGAAAAAGGTCAGAGTGCATTAGAAGACATCATTGACATTGCAAAACAATCAGAATCTGCCAGAGCATTTGAAGTTGCAACTAATTTGATGAAGACAATGGTTGATGCAAATAAAGATTTGTTAGAATTAGCCAAGAAGAAAAAAGATCTTGAAAAGGAAGATAATGATTCTGGTAATAAAAATGTGACCAACAATAATCTTTTTGTCGGATCATCTACAGAACTATTAAAGTTGATTAAGAACAATGAGTGAATTTTACCTAGGAAATAAAAATCTTAAAAAACGTGACGTTAAATTAGAATGGACACAAGAACAAGTTACTGAGTATGTAAAGTGTGCTAATGATGTTGATTACTTTTGCCGTACATATGTAAAAATCGTTCACGTTGATAAGGGCCTTGTGCAATTTATTCCTTATGATTATCAAGGAAGAATGTTCAAGACATTTGATGATAATAGATATACAATATGTAAGATGCCTCGTCAGGTTGGTAAGACAACAGGAGTTGTTGGATATCTTTTACACAAACTTCTATTTAATGAAAATTATAATGTGGCTCTTCTTGCCAACAAAGAAAGACAGGCCAGAGAAATTCTTTCTCGTATGCAACTTGCATATGAATGGTTGCCTAAGTGGCTACAACAAGGTATTGTTGAATGGAACAAATCGTTCGTTGAATTAGAAAATGGTAGTAAATGTTATGCATCCTCTACCTCTTCTTCTGCTATTCGTGGTCAATCCTACAATCTTATTTACTTAGACGAGTTTGCCTTCGTACCTCGTAATATACAAGATCAATTTTTTGCCTCAGTATTTCCTACTATTTCATCTGGTAAGACAACGAAACTTGTTATTACGTCTACACCAAACGGCATGGATATGTTCCATAAGATTTGGGTTGAATCAGAACAAGGTAAAAATACATATGCAAGAGTAGATGTACATTGGTCAGATGTTCCTGGAAGAGATCAGGCCTGGGCAGATGAAATGATCAGAAATACTTCTCTTGATCAATTTAAACAAGAATTTGAATGTGAGTTCTTAGGTTCGTCTAATACTCTAATTCATCCTTCTATTTTATCTAAGCTTGTCTGGTTTGATCCCATACTAGATCCAGAACCTGGTCTTAAAATATTTAAACAACCCGTTAAAGATCATTATTATGCAATGACTGTTGATGTCGCAGAAGGAATTGGTCTAGACTCATCAACATTTGCAATTATCGATTGCTCTGTAATGCCATATGAGATAGTTGCTGTATATGAGAATAATACTATATCAGAACTACTTTATCCTAATTTACTTGCAAATGTTGGTCGTTAT